ATCGCCAGTGAACCCAACACTGTGAACCTGCTGGCCATAAGCCGATCGCACCTTAGTGGACGCTTTGGTCAACCCAACCTGAGACCAAACCTTCTGATCAACCTCGCGCGCGAAAGCGTCAATATCGTATGCTGCGATGACGTTTTGCTCGGGCGCGAAGAAATCATCGGGCGCTCTGTAAAGGTTCGCACGGTCGATCTCGTAGTTCCCCTTCTTCGTTACCTTAATGGAGGCGAGGTAAACTCTAGCAGTGGACTGATTCAACGTGTTGCTGCAATGACGCGCAGTCACGAGGTAATCGTCCATTCTCCAAAAGACTCCGAAGAGCTGGATATCCGAGTCGCCGGTCGTAACCAACAAAGCTCCGATTGGCTGGGCACGGCACGGAAAATATTCCGAGCCAGGCATGGCCATCTCGTCTTGGTGGCAACCAGTTCCTTCATCCGATGCTAGGAGTTTGTACTCACGCCCGTTGACGCGGACGTTGTACACAAATCCCTTCTCACTCAGCATCTGTCCTAGGAACCGATCCGGTTTCTTCGTGTTGTTCTTCACCAAGTTCAGCCGTTCCGGCCTGGTCAGCCAGTACGCGCTTGCGAAAATGTTGAAGAGCAACAGCAACTCCACGGCTGCCTGCGACTCTGGGGCCATCGCTCGGTAAAACTCGAGACTCGCGTGGGTGCTAAACCACGTCGCGACGGAACACACCATCCCCCAAAGCTGCATCAGCCATCCGAGGACAAGCTGCCACAACAGAGCATACTTGTTCACGGCTGCGCCGCCAGCGCCCTCAGCGAGAGCGCTTGGAATCTGACCAGCGATCACAGCAAGGTACCAATAGGCCTTCATGCTGAGGATCATCTTGCGGTGAAGCTTGACGACCTTCTGGTTTCGTTCCGATAGACGGCTAACCCGCTCCGCTAACGCCACTGGTCTGACGAGGTAACGGTAGGTCCAAGGATTGCCATCCAAGTTCAGGCCTTGTTGTTCGAACATCGTCTGTGTGAGTGGTTCAAGCGGACGGAGTATCACGTTCATCGCTCCCAGGGGCTCAAACGGAGTGTTCACTTCGAGCATCTCCCCCTCCACTTCAAACCGAAGAGGAAAAATCTGCACGTGATCGTGGTGCAAACGGAGGAGGCACTCGTACAACGAGGCATGCTGCGCCTTACGCGGTGTGAGGAATCCACAGTACTCGACAAGCTCACGTCGTTGGAGGAGCTGTTGTTCGAGAAAGCCTTCCTGTCGCGGAGGCACTATGGACATCGCCTCACC